TCGAGCGGCCCTTCATGCAGATCGCGCCCCAGGTTCCCGATGCGCTGATGGCGGCCATGGACAAGGAGACACGCGGTGAAGGCGTCTAAGGACGGTGAGCCGGCGCTGGTGGCCGTGAAGTTCCTGACGTACGACGCGCCCTTCGCGGCCGGCCAGGTGGAACTGTTTCCCCGGCCAACGGCCGACCGGCTCGTGAGCTCGGGCGTCGCCGAGTACGCCGAGGCAACGGTGGTCGCCGTCACGCACGACACGGACGGAAAAATCAGCTCGACGACCACGCGCAACGCGGACGGAAAGGGGCTGGAAACAGTGAGGACCGTGAGGAGCCGAAAGGGCTGATGCGGCGCTTCAGGGTCGAGATTCCTCCGGCCGGGCAAAACCCTCGCGTCTGGATGGATGGCGATGAGGTCAGTTCGGTGTGCCGAAGCATCACCCTTTTTCCCGGGCGACGTGCCATCGCGGTGTTGCTGTACGCGATCGAGCCGAGATACGGGTTGCGCAAGCCGTACCTCGACGCGGATGGAGAGACCGTGGTCACGGAGACCATCGAAGGGGAGCTCGACGATTGATGCCCGTCGACACGGACGTCATCGCGTACCTCGCCGCCCAGGGCAGCCTGGGCCTGACCGGGGGGACGAACCTGTTTGAAGGGCCCCCGCCAGAGGAGCTGAGCACGGATCCCGAGGTGGCGATCACTAACACCGGCTCGGAGCCGAGCGACGAGTACGTGATGGGCGCAAGCCTCACGCCCCCTGGGTTCGAGGTCGAGGACATCCAGGTGATGGTCCGCAGTGCCACGAAGGGGACGGCGCAGAACCTGGCGGCCGCCATCCACGCGTTCCTGGACAACCTCGGGCCGGTGGCCAATTTCGCCGGCACAGGCCGGACGTACTTTCACATCAGGAGCGACGGACCGCCATTCAATTTCTTCCAGGACAAGAACCAGAAGTGGAGATACGTGGCCTCGTATCACGTTGCGAAGGCACGCGGGTGAGCGGTACCACCGCGCAGCAGGAGCAGATCGCGTTGCTCAAGGATCTGGTGTCGCTCGGCAAGCAGCAGCTCGCGGAGCTGCGCGCGATTCGGAGGGCTCTCGCTGATGAGGAGGATGTACCGCCCTGTCCGCATTGCGGTGAGACCGACCCCGAGAAAATCCAGGCGACGCCGACCATGGACTCGAGCACGAAGGGCCGCCTGACGTGCAGCTCGTGCGGCAAGTCGTGGAAGGAGGAGCAGCATGCCTGATCCGGTAGTCCTGGAAGACCTCGAAGTCTGGGTGGGAGGCTACTCGATCAAGGGCTCGCTGGACGAGTGCCACTTCTCGCTCTCGCGCGACGACAACGACGACGCTCGGTTCGGCGACGTACTGGGGGCGAAGTACCCCGGGCGCCTCAATCCCAGCGTGGAGGTCAAGGGCTTCTACGAGAGCCTGGCGGCTGGCGCCGGCGGTGTCGATGAGGTCCTCGGCGTGGCCCGCGTGATCAACGGGGACCGCACGTCGTGGCCGGTTACGCTCGCGCCGCCCTACGCTCCTGCCGCAACTCCTGGGGCCGACGGCAACATCTGCTACACGATTCTCGGCGCGCAGTCCAAGTACGAGATCGGGGCGAAGCACGGCGAGTCGTTGCCGTACTCGTTGTCGACCAGACCACGGTCGCAGGGGTCCAGCGGCGGTGTGATCCGGCAGACGGTCATCCTGCCCCGCGCGACGTATGCGGCCACGACGACCGGGACCGCCCAGCTACTGGGCCTTCTGGCTACCGGGCAGGTTCTGGTGGCTGTGCTCCACGTCTTCGCCGTCACCGGTGGCTCGTGGGTCGTGACCATCGAGTCGGACGACAACGCGCCGTTTGCGACTCCGGTCGTTCGCCAGACGTTCACCGCCGCAACCGGCATCACACGCCAGGCGATCATCACCACCGGGCCGATCGCGACGGACACGTACTGGCGTGCAGTCGCCACGAAAACGGGCGGCACGAGCTGCGTCGCAGCTGTGGCCCTCGGGATTCTCTAGAGAGGAGCATGTCATGGCCGACCCTGTTGTGTTCACGGACTGCCTGGTCTCTACCACGACGGCCACTGGCTCCGCGGTCTATACGGAGCTGTCCGGAGTGAAGTCTGTCACGCTTCCGATCAGCCGCGACGACCTCGACGACGCCGTCATGGGCGACACGATCGGAGCGAAGTACCCGGGGCGCCTCGATATCCCCGTGGACATCGTGTGTCGGCAGGACTTCGCGACGGCGGCGGCCGGCGTGGACAAGCTCGTTTACACGCGCCTCATCAACCGCACCGCGTTCAGGTTGAAGATCCGCCCGGTTGACGCGGCGGTCTCCGGTCCCAACCCGAGCTACATCCTGAACAAGGTCAGGTTCCACGCCGCGACCCCGATCGACGGGAAGCACGGCGACCCGTTGGAAAACAAACTCAAGGTGCTCCCGCAGTCGGGCTGCGCACTGTCCAGATCCACGGCCACATAGGGTGGGAGCGGCGGCGCGTGCAAACGCGCGTAGGGGGGGGGATGAAGAAGTTCTCGATCAAGGTGGCTGGCGGGCGTGAGCTGGAGCTGATCTACACCAGCCTGGACGCGATCCAGCTCAAGAAGCGGTTCGGCAAGTTCGTGATGGTGTTGTTCAACGCGGATATTTTCCATGACCAGGAGGTGCAGGCTGCGATCCTGGCCATCGGCGCGCGCCACAAGGCGCCGAAGGTTCTCGACGACGACTTCCTTGGCACGGACCGGCGGCCGGGCTGGATCGACGAGTACGTGAAGGGCGGCGGCGACATGCGGGCCGACAGCCATGGGGACCCGGAGAAGGGTCCGGACGGCTGGGTCACGGTGGCTCGCAAGGCGGCCTACTCCTACGGCGTCATCACCGGCAAGGTCGATGACCTGGACGCTGAGAACGACGAGGGAAAAGGCCAGATCCCGGCGACGGCCCAGGGCTAACCGAGGAGGAGTTCCACGAGCATCTCGAGGAGCGCGCCTTGCGGCTCGGCCTGCGACCCCGGCAATGGGAGAAGTACTCGCCGGCGGAGATCTACCTCATGGAGAACGCCGCGGCGTTCAACCGCAGCCGAGACCTCGAGGCCTGGGCCGTGGGCGTGGCGGCCATCGCGAACCGCATCCCGCTCGTGCAGGAGGGCGTAGTGCCGAAGGACCTCCTGAAGCGCGTCTACGGGTACGAAGCTCTTCCAGAGCCTCCCAAGGTCAAGGACTGATGACAGCCATGCGTTGCAGCGTCACCAGCGAAGCGGGAGAGGCAGGGTAGCCTATGGCCAAAGGCGAGGTGAAGTATCGGCTCACCCTGGACGCGAAGCCTCTCAACGATGGGCTGAAGCAGGCCAGCACAGAGCTGAGCAAGTTCGGCGGCAGCTTCGCCAGTCAGCTTGGGCCCGCGGGTTCGATCCTCAGCGCGATGGGCCCATATGGTCAGGTGGCTGCGGCCGGCGTGGGCGCCCTGGCCACGGCCGGAATGGCGGCCGGAGTCGCCGTGGCCGCGGCGGTGAACCACCTGATTGACATGGCGGACCGTCTCGACGAGCTGAGCTCTCAGACGGGGATGTCGGCGGAGGAGCTGCAGCAGCTGGGCTTCGCCGCGAAGTTGTCGGGGTCCTCGTTGGAAGAGGTGGCCTCGGCCACGAACAAGATGCAGAAGGCCCTCATCGAGGGCAACACCGTGTTCGAGCGTCTGGGGCTCTCGGCGGCGAAGCTCAAGGCGGAGTCGCCCGACCAGGCGTTCCGGGATGTAGCCGAGGCAATCCGCCAGCTCCCAACCGCGGCGCAGCAGTCGGCCGCCGCGATGGAGGCGTTCGGAAAGGCCGGGGCCGCCCTCCTGCCGACGATCAACGCGGGCCTCGACGAGGCTGCTGCGAAGGCGCGGGAGCTCGGCATCGTTCTCTCCGGGGCCGATGTCAAGGCCGCCGCGGATCTGAAGGATCAGACGGACACGCTCGCTATGGCGTGGGAAGGCGTGATCAACCAGTTCGGCGCGGCCGTCGTGTCCAGCGGAGCGATGCAGCCGGTGATCGCTGAGCTCACCAAGACGCTGGGGGAACTGTCCCAGTGGACGACGGACCACCGTTCGGACATCGCCGGCTTCTTCACGGTGATGGGTGAGGCGGCAAGCAAGGCGCTGTCGCTCACCAAGGAATTGCTCAGCGTCGACATTGCGCTCCTGCGGGAAATGTCGTCAGTATTCGACGACGTCGCCGCTGTTGCGATGGACCTGAACAATGGTCTGAAACTCGGGACGACGGCGGCAGGAATGGAAGACGCGGCCGCCCGGGCGGGTATTGACAAGGCGCGCCAGGCGCCCTTCGAGGGGTCGTCGATCAAGGGTGGGTCCGCGAAGGTGACGGGCCCGGCGTTCCGGTCTCAGGCCGACGTCGACAAGGCAGCGAAGGCAGCGAAGGAGCTCGAGGACGCCTATGCCAAGGCCTGGGAGTCGATGGCCGCCAAGGAGAAGAAGGCCAAGGAGGAGCTCGACAAGTACGTCGAGGCGCTGGGGAGCAAGCTCGGGCCGACGGTTGAGCAGATCGCCGAGAAGTTCGACGAGGTGCAGTTCGCCCTGGACGTGAAGGGTGGTCTCGGCGCCCTGAGCGACGTCGAGCTCAAGAACTACCAGGGTGAGCTCTCGAAAATCATTGCGCTCGAGGACCAGATGACCCCGGCGCAGTGGGAAGCCCAAGCAGCGGCCGCCCAAGAGGCGGCGCGGCGCGCGAAGGAGGAGGGCGACTACATCGAGGTCGGCAACGGGCTGTGGATGAAGCACGGCGTTGCGGCTGAGGAGGCGAGCCAAAAGGCCGCCGCGGCCGCGACCGAGGAAGAGGCGAAGCTCAGGGAGGTGGCTGCTGCCCAGGCCGAGGTCCTGCAAAAGATGCAGGCGTTCGGCCAGCTCCTCCAGGGCATTTCCGACGCGTTCATCCAGATGGGCGGCTCTGCAGATTCTGGCTTCGGTCGAGTCCTGGCGGGCGCCGCCGGCGCAATGCCGGGGGTCGAGGCCTTCCAGAAAGCCAGGGGAATGAAGCCGGGCTTCGAGCGGAACATGGCCATGGGTTCCGCCGCGGGCCAGGTCCTGGGCGCCGCGAGCGGTGCCCTGGGCGGCCAGAAGAGCGCGGGCGGCCGGGCGTTGGCCGGCGCCGCGATGGGCGCCCAGATCGGCGCCATCGCCGGCCCGTGGGGCATGGCTGCGGGCGCTGTGGTCGGAGCCATCGTGGGCATCTTCCACAAGCCGAGCTGGGTGAAGGTCGGCAAGGACGCGGGGAAGATCCTCGGCTTCGCCGTCTCCGACGAGCTGGCCAAGGCCATCGATGCCACCAAGAAGAAGCTCGGCGTCTCCACCGAAGCCGCCACGCTGCTCCACCTTGACGAGGCGATGGCCGAGAGCGGCAAGAACGCCGGGCAGATGTCAGCCGAGGTCTTCAAGCTGATGGCCGGCGTGGCCAACGGCTCGATCCCGGCGAAGGAAGGCGTCGAGCAGATCGACAAGGCGTTTGGTTCCGTGGTCGAGAGCGCCCGCAAGGCCGGGACCGTGGGCGACGCGATGACGGTGGGGATGCTGAAGGCGGCCCAGGCCTCGCACCAGATGACCGACGGGATGAAGGCGTTCGTGTCGGAGCAGAACCAAGCGATGGCCGGCGGCGCGGCGAAGATCGGCGCGGGCATGGCCGGGATGGACCTCAAGAACATGGGCGACTTTGGGAAGAACGCGGCGACGTTCTTCGCCTCCGGGTTCACCCAGGCCATCCAGGAGCAGGGTCTCATGGGGGCCCTCGACTCGCTGGGCGCCTCCGCGAAAGCGATGTTCGACCAGATGGTGGCTGCGGGTGACACCGCTGGCGCCGCGATGCTCGAGCCCTTCGCCGCGCTTCAGAGCCAGATCGGGGAGAACGACCAGCTCAAGGGGATGGTCACGACCCTGGAGGGGATGGGGGAGGTGTTCAAGGGCGCCGCCAATCAGGGCCTGATGGACCCCGCGATGCAGAAGGCCTTCGGCGAGTCGATGCTGCAGACCCGCGACGCCCTCGTGGCCGCCGGGGTCGACGGAAAGACCGCGATGCAGGGGATCTTGCCGGAATTGAAGGCCGCCGTCGACGCCTCTCAGCAGATGGGTGTCCCGCTCGACGAGAACACGCAGAAGCTGAAGGACCAGGCCGAGGCCATGGGGTATTCGTTCAACCCTGAGCCGATCATCCAGCTCGTCGACCTGATGAAGACCCTGGTCGAGGGGATGGGGTTCGCGCTGCCGGCGTCGGCGACGAAAGCCGCCGCTGCGATGGATCAGGCCGGCCAGGCGGCAGCCGGCGCCGCCCAGGCGGCCGCAGCAGCGGCGAGCACGACCGCCACCACCACGGCCGCGGCCGCCGCCTCCAGCTCGGCGGCGTGGATGGAGAGCGGGCAGCAGACCGCCGCCGCCGTGGCAACGTCGATGGAAACGTCGGCGACGTCGCTCGAGGCATTCAACGAGATCAACGACCTGGCGTCGCAGGCGGCCGAGGGCGCGTGGGTGAGCAACTTCGGCGAGCTGCCCATCAAGCTGAACCAGATGGTGCCGGACATCGAGCAGGGCTTCACCGACTTCGCGGCGGCCGCCGACCCTGGCCTGATCTCGGTGCGGGACAAGATCCAAGGGATCCTGGGCGGCCTCGGGGCGATCCCCGACGCCGCCGAGAAGGCCGGCGCGTCGATGGGCGGTCTCGACAGCGGCTCGGGGCGTGGGAGCGGGGACTCTGGCGACACCTCGAGGGGAGGCCGGGACGGCAGCGGCCCCGGTGCGATGGCTGTTGGCGGGATCGTGCCCCATCGTCGTGGCGGGACGATCAAGCGCCTGGCCGAGGCCGGCGTGTCCGAGGTGGTGATCCCGCTTCCGCAGTTCCCGAAGATCGTCGCCGCTGCGATGCGAGCCGCAGGCACCGGTGGGCCCGGCGGCGTGATTTCCAACGTGAGCTTTCACGGGATCCGCCCGGACGCCGGCTTCATCCAGGCCCTGAACTACTCCCTGCGCTACAACCGCGGGGGCGCCACCACGCGGGTCAGGCGCGTGGGCCGGTAGGGTGGGCCTCTACTCGGCGAACTACTTGGCCGAGCTCCGGACCGGGCGCGCCACTGTCCATCGCCTGATGGAAATCGACTTCCCCTCGAGTGGAACGAAGCGATGGAGTTCGGTGGAGGTCGGTGGCGTCTCGTCCGCTTCCCGCGGGTACTATGAGGGCAGGGTGAAGAAGTGGGGCAAGGTCCCGCGGGCCGTGGCGGACCGCCGCAACGCCCTCCAGGCGATGGTCTTCTCTCTCGTGATCGATGACACCGACCAGATGTTCCGCACGATCATCGCCTCTGGTGAACGGATCTACGGTGCGGCCGTGCGCTGCTACCTGACCACGAGCAACCTGGCCTTCGCCGACTGGTTCCTCGCCTTCACTGGGAGGCTCTCCGACTTCGTCCAGGGCGAGAACTTCGAGTGGACGCTGAACTGCACGGGCAACGACCAGCCCTTGCTGTCAGAGCTGCCGCGCGTCTTCGTCACCGAGGCCGACTGGCCCAACTCGCACAAGGACGCCCTGGGCCAGCCCGTGCCCCACTTCTACGGGCTCCACGACAGCACCAGCTCGAAGGCGGCCGGCACCAGCGACGGCGCGCTTCCCACGCTCTACGTGGACACCGTCGGGTTCCGCTACCTGGTCTCCATCGGCTACACGACCCCGCTGCGCGTGTACAAGAACGGCGCGCTCGTGGCGGTCGCTGGCTACGCCGTCTCGCACGTGACGGTGAACGGTCGGCCCTACACCTTGATCGACTTCGTGGCCGACCAGACCACTGGCGTGATCACGGTGGATGCGTACGGCTACGAGACGGTCGGCGACGGCACGGGGACCTACATCCTGTCGAGCGTCGACATCCTCAAGCACTGGCTCGATCACTTCGTCTTCAACGACAGCACCGGGCGCAGCTGGACCGGCGTCTGGCCAACGGTGACCTCGGTGTGCTCTGTGTCGCGCTTCGCGTCCCTGAACACCCGGCTGTCTACTGCGGCCGGCGGCGGCGCGTACATCGGTGCCCTCTACGTTGGCGACAAGATCGTTGTGCAAGACGTCCTGAACCAGTGGGGCGCCGACAACGAGTGCAAGCTGTTCTGGAGAAACAACGGAGCGTTGGCCGTGGGGATGGACGATCCGTCGCCAGCTGGCTCGACCGTCTACGTGAGTGACCCCTGGCTGCGATACCCGCAGGACTACGAGGACCAGCGACTGGCGCTCGAGTTCGACTCGTCGGACCTGCTCGACTCCGTGATTGTTCAGACATCGAAGGTCGTTGCCCTCGACCGATACATGCAGCAGATCGAGGTGTTCGACCCACTGCCCACGATCGGTAAGAGCGAGACGTTCTCTCCGACCTGGGGCCCTGCAGGGGAGTAGATGGCGTTCCTCGATCGTAAGACAAATCTGAAGCTCTGGCTCGAGGCCGACACCCTCACATACCTCGCCGATGGTGACCAACCCGCAACGTGGTCAGACATCTCTGGGAACAACAATGATTTCACGCAAGGTACGTTGGCCAATACGCCAGTCCTCAAGACAAACATCCTCAACGGACGCCCCGCGTTGCTCTTCGATGGCGTCAACGACCTCTACACAGGGCCGCTGCTGAGCACGTTCCTCACCGCCGTCGGGGGCGGAACGATCTACGTGCTAGCGAAGCCGACCGTCATCACCGCGAACAGCGCCACGCCAGCTCTGAACGACGGCATCTTCGGCGGGTCCGTAACCAACTCGCTCGGGATGACGCTGCGCAACAACGCCGGGGTCTATACCTACTACACATGGGCGCACGATGGGACGAACCAGAAGAGCGCCCTAAAGGTCTTCGCCGGACCGAACGGCTGGTACATCTTTGTTCACTCCTACCTCAGCACCCTGCGAAACATCATCGACGACCCATACAACCCAGTGAGCACGGCGATGGCCGCGGGCGTCGCCGCGCTCGCGACAGCGGGAAAGATCGGGGAAAACTGGAACGCCTCGGCCCGGTTCACCGGCTATATCGTCGCGGTCCTGGCGGTCAACGCGGAGGACGCGGCCGCCGACGACAAGCAGCACACGATGAACTACCTGGCGAACAAGTACTTCTCCCCATCGATCGCGTCGAACATCTGCACCATCATCCGCGGCGACCCGACGGAACAGGGGCGTGACATCGCGTCGCGGAGGCTGTGGGCGTTCTCGTCGGTCAGGACGACGGCGCGCGTGATCGCGCCGCTCGTCGCCGGCGACGCCGAGCTGCTGGACCTGGTCGCGCTGTCGCACCCGGACTGGCCGCACCCGTCGGGTGACGGAGCCGGCAATGCGGACTGGGCGCGGGCCTTGACGCGCGTCATGGGTTCGACCCTGGACCTGGACAACCTGACCGTGGAGTTGGACCTCGCGGACATGCGAAAGGCGGCCGCCTATCGCGAGACGGGGCGAGCGGTGAAACAGCTCTCGGCGTTACGCCAAGGCGACGCCGTGATCTCGGCTGGCGCGATTCGGACCTTCGAACGTGAAACAAATGCGTGGGTACCTGACGCTGGAGACGGGCGAATCGTCCAAATCAGCCCCGACATGGAGGCACTCACCGCCGCAGGGATCTTGCTCGAGCACAATGACAAGAATCGCCTACTACGTTCCAGCCTCATCTCCGGTACCACAGGCCTGACACTGTCGGTTGGGTCGGGCACGATCGCGGTGGACAGCGCAACGCCCCTTCTGTTCGACACGAGCGTCACGACGCAGGGACTGCGGTTGACCGCCGGAAACCCGCACGTGACGGAGACGCGCGTCACGTGGCCGGCAACGACCGGTTTCATCGCGAACGCGATGACGCGCCTTTGGGTCGATCACGTCGACAGGGACGGTACGGCCCTCGTCTATCGAATCCAGCGCGCCTTCGACCTGAAGTGGTGGAGGGATTCGGATCAGACTTGGCAGGTGGCACAGACTGATAACTCCTTTCCGACCACCGCGTCAACGACCACGATCGAACGCCACCACTCGAGTGTCATCAGCGTCGGAGCCGGTGGTGGCGCGCTGACACTCAGCTTGGTACTCACCGCGGGAGGAACGGTCAGCCGGCGCAACACGGTATACCACGTCCAGCTCTTCAGCCGGGACCTCACCTTTCTCATGGTGCCGAGCGACTCGAGTCGGATCGTCACAAATGCCGTGGCGGATGTGGTGCGGGCACAGGCGCGATTGACCATTCGCAATGTCGGCGTCAGCAACTTGCACGGAACCCTGCTGCTCAGGCTGACGCCACTGTGGATCCAAAGCGAACTAGACGACTCGTCAGAGAAGGTGATCGTTTCCCTCGGTCTTGGTGGGCGGGTGGCCGGTAGTCGGTGGCTCGGCGTCATTGGAAACGTTTCCGCGGCAGGCTTCCTGAAGCATCACCCCGGGACTGGCACTGCGGCGCAGATACCGTTCACCGCGGTGAGTGGCGCCGGGCAGAGCTTCCGCATTGCGATTCGCTGGACTGGAACGGCCGGGGAACTGGGCCTACCTCAGTACACCAGCAGTATCTTCCTGGATGGTGTCAAGGGCACGGACTCTACGTCCACCCTTGTGGACGTCGAGACCGGGAACGTTCTGGCGATTCCATCAGTGGCCCTTGCCGAGGACATGTTTGCCACGTATGAGCTCATCGAGCTGCGGCCGTACGCGATGCCGGACGAGGAAGTCGCGGTCTGGGGGTTGTGATGAACATGCTCGTGGTGGTCGGTGACCTGGCGAACGCCCTCGAGCGGAGCATCACTGCACCGACTCCCAGCCCAGCGGCCGACACCAACTTCGCGGTCACGGCCCTGAAGGATCGGATCCCCTCGAGTGCCTTCCGCTTCGGCTCCCTCACCGCGGACCCGACTCTGACCTTCGACCTGAACATCGTGACCAACGGGGACATGGTCCTGAACAGCGGGGGCAACGTGTCGAGCTGGACGGAGGTCAGCACGGGCACGGGGGACGTGACGTACGACGCGACGGGCGGCGAGGCCGCAGGGCCGGGGATGAAGTTCGTCAGCGGAACGGGGACGGCGGTCGCCTACCAGGACATCACGGTCCGCGCCGGGGAGAAGCTGAACTGGACCATCGCGCTGAAGGGGGACGGCACCCGCGCCGTGGCGCTCCGGGTCTTCAACCGGAACACGGGCAAGTACTGGACGGGGTCGGCCTGGTCGGCGACGCCGACGGACCTCGCGACCCGGACGACGGCCACCTTCGCGACCTCGAGCGGGTCCTTCACCATGGAGTCGGCGCCGGCGTACCGCGCCGATCTCCAGCTGATGACGCTCCGAGTCACCATCCAGGTGGCGACGGCCTCCGGCACGTGCTTCGCGGACAGCTGCTACCTGTGGCCGTCGGTGGACTTCATCAGCTTGCACGGCCACAACATCGACCCGGTCATCTCCCTCGAGCTGCGCCGGGACAGCGCCGCCTTCGCCGGCGCCGGCACCCTCGAGGCCACGATCACGGCCTTCCCCCTCGAGTTCTACAGCTCGCTGGGGACGATCCGGGACGAGCGGTACTGGCGGCTGAAGTTCACCGGGACGAACAGCGCGGCGATCTACCTGGG